GTTTTATTAACATATTTTTATATGTATATTATATTAGCGCTGTTTCAGTTTTAGGGGCAGCGTATTACGGTAAACTCAAGCCGTAAAGTTGAGTAAGGTGAAAGTCTCTCTTACCTAAAGCAGAGAGTCTAGGTCCAACGTAACACGTAACTCAGGGACCGAAAGCACTAGCTGCAAGTGTGCCTACCAGCATGGGCAAAGCAGCGTTGGAAAGATATTCACAGCACCCTAAGGGCGACTTTCCAAACTATTTAATCTTAGGGGTCCAGACTGAAAGGAGGAAAGGGTGTAGTCTGGATTATTCACCAAGGAGGTGAAAGAATGAACGAAGTGAAGTTTATCGTCATCGCGGTCATCGACCGTGAAGACGAAAGCTTCTACTGGGACGTTCGCACATCCAACCCCGCCGAAGCGGAGCTGGAGGTGCGCGTCGTTCTCGCTCAGAAGCCCAGCAGAAAATTGCAGGGCCGATGGATCGAGGACGAAACCGGTCGCGTCCTTCTGTGGTTCAATCCCAAGAGCCACAGATGGGAGCGCTGGTAGCGTCTCCGTAGAGGCGAAAAGAGACCCTGACTGGAAGGGGTTTCTTTTTGCTTACTCTTGAATTAGTTTTGAACAGTAATCTGTATTGATGGCAAATACTCATTACTCCATTCATCAGTAATCAAAACATTTCCACCATTATTTAGTTTTGCATACATATTCAATATAAATACAGACTTATCTTGGATAAATGTACAAGGTAAATTATCCCGATTATTCAATTGAGCTTTAATAAGATTTGCAATTTGACTTTTAATATCTTCATAAACATTGATGTGGCTTTCTTCAGAATAAACGTTTAAATGAGTATCGTCCAGCACATTTATCATAAGTCTGCAATACATAGTATTTAAATCGATACTAAACTCAGTACAGATTTTTTCTGCAATCCACGGAACCACATCATATAAATTATTTGATTCAACAACATATTCATCACTTTTCCAGCGGCTAATTTCAATACTTTTATACCCACAATACCTAGTAACTGTTGCAGTAATTTTCATAATCTACTCCTCCTATTGTTTAAATATCAGTATCTTCAAGTCTTTCTTCAAACTTACTAACATTTTCATACTTATCCACAGAGATATCTACATTATTAATAACTTTAGGGTTAACTACTTCGTTAGGATAGTTCAGCATTCTGTAAGTAGGATAGTCAATATATACTGGGAATTTAACATTATCCTGGCCCATTCTGTTTTTATCAATAATACAATAGACAGGTTCAATAGTATCTAAAGTGTTCTTAAACTGATCATGTTCATCATAGAAGTCTTTATCAATTTTTTCTTCAGAGAATTCTTCTTGAACACTCAGATCAGTTTCTTCTTTAGACTTAAAGTTAAAGATAGCGAAAAAGTCAACATTTTCTCTTTTTCTAATTGACCCAGCAATATTTCCACCATTCATATTAAATTCAGAACTATTACCTTTACCCTTATTCTTATAAGTATCTCTGTTAAGCTGAGTAACCGTTACAATAGGAATATTAAGGCTAATAGATAGGGATTTAAGTTCATCTACAATATAGCCTAAATCCCTCCATTCTTGATCTGATTTAGAAGCATTTACAGCAGACATTTTATCTGCATAATCTACAAACAGAATATCTACTTTAGTACCAGTACTTCTTTCAATATCGGTAATAATGGTTTGGATATCATAGATATCAATACTTTTAGCAGGTCTATAAGTAATATTAATTCTAGTATTATCTGGATTAAAGACTTCTTTAATCTGATAATCATACTCTTCTTTAGTAAGAACTTTATTATTAAAGTTGTTCTCAATTTCAACAATAGATTGACCTAAAGCACAACATACAAATCTATCACCAGTCTCTTTAGTACTATTTTCAAGAGATACATAAAGTACTGTATGCTTATTAGAATCCTCTTTATATTTTTCATCAAGAAACAACTTAGCTCTATAAGCAAAATTAACTAGTACTAGAGATTTTCCTCCACCTGAAATTCCACCAAACATATAAATTCTTTGATTCTGGAATCCACCCTGAAGGATCTTATCAAACATCTTATAACCAGTACTAATCTTAGTTACTTCATTGTTATTAGTAATAAGGTCTGTAATAGTTACTGTAGACAAATCTAATGAATTAGCGGCATCATAAGTGTAAGACTGAACATCAAGTAAAGCATTTCCTAAAATAGTATGGAGTTTAGTAACAAGTTCATTCCAAGAATTACATTCAAGATATCCATTATTAATAAATTTCTTCAATAGCTCAATTTGCCCCAAAGCATTGAACATACATTTCTTATTAGAAAAACTTGTTTGAATTTCATTAACTACATCAAGAATAAGTTCTTCTTGTTTAGCAATAGATAACGCTTTATTTTTATCTTCAATAGATAGTTCAACATCATTATCAATAAAAGCCTTATACTTCTCTAAAGCAATATCTCCATCAATTACTTTATTATTTAGTGTAAATGATTTAGAGATGTAGGTAAGCATCTTCTGTTGAAGTTTATCCAAAGAAATAAATTCAACATATTGCTGAGATTGCTTATTTTTTACCTTATCAATAAAGGTCTTAAATTCTTTACACAGATATGATGCAGATTTAATTACTAGAGGATCATTCTTTTTACCAAAAACTAATCTGGAATATACCGAAAGAAACTCTTCACCCATAAATTCCTTATCTTTATCCAAAATCTCCCTAAGTTGTACTAACATACTATCCATTTAAACTAACCCTCCTTATATAAAAAAGAAGTGGTACACCTCTCTATATGAGAAGTATACCACTTCGAATGTTTTATGTCAAGCCTTAAAGGTCAACATCCTTAATCACATCACCAACAGGTGCTTCCAGCTTATCCTCAGAAGTATATGATGTGCTAGGATTATCACGCTTAGGGGAATCCAGGAATTTGAAATCATCTGCCATAACCACTGTAATAGTGTTCTTCTTTTCAGGGTTATTTTCATCTTCCCACATTCGAGTTTCAATATGGCCAATAATCATAACATTTCTACCCTTTTTAAGGTATTTAGCCATTCTTTCAGCATTCTTGCCCCAGCACTGAACAAGAGGTGCATCAGTAGCTTCCTTACGTTCAAGCTCTCCACTTTCACCCTTAGTGTAATAGCTTCTATTCACAAAGAGCCTAAAAGAGGTGAAATAACGACCTGATTCATAAACCTTATAAAAAGGATCTGCACCAAGATTTCCACAAAGAATAACCTGATTAAACTGAGCTGCCATTATACATCAATTCCTTTCAATTATTAATTATTGTCTTCAGAAGGAGCTTCTTCAGTTCCATTGTCTTCATCAATTTCAATATCAGCAGCTTCAAGATCATTCCAATCCTGAGCATCAAGATACTGAGAAATATCACTGTCGGGGTCAGTTGGATCATAACCCATATTCACCGCATAAACAATTTCATTATTGATAGTCATCTTCTCTGTAGCTACTGAGAAACCTTCATTAAGTCTGCTAAGAATTCCAGTTCTAAAATCATTCATCATCATACTAATGTCTGAGAAGATTTCTCCAATAAATCTAGCCCTAACTCTATAATACTTAGCAAGAAGTTTTGCTTTAGCTACTTCTTTACCAAACTCTTCATTCCAAGTATCATTAGTTTCTGGATTACACTTTGCTACTGCAAAAAACTTATCTGGAAACTCTTCAAGGAGTTTCTTATCGATAAGGTCAGCAACAAAATTACAATCACCATTCCTATGAACTGCTGTGCAATTATAAACAAAATTAACAAAATCACGATTGCAATTTGTCATAAATGCACACACTACACCTTTGTCCTTATTAATACGATACTCAATCATAGTTTCTGCTCCTTCTTTGTCTGTTATTTTTGCCCTTATTAGGGTCTGCTCGTTTTGACGTATTCTTGTGATAACCCTTATCCTTTTTCTTTTTGGTGTAATCCCAAGAATCCTCATCCAGCTTAAACTTCTTAAGTTCTTTTCCCATACCTAATTGAATCTACTTCGCTCCTTTTTATAAGATTATTTACTACCAACCTATATCATTAGGATCATCAACTTTAATCCCAAAGATATCACAAAAATTAGAAATACGATCATCAACTGCAAATTCTTGCATTTTATTATAATTAATTCTAAACTTAGTTAAATCTAATGTACCATTAGTAGGAATAGTAATACAATCTAACTTACCTTCTTTACCCATTGTACCAGATCGAACTAAATCTGTCAAGCGTCTTTGTGTATCTGAATCAAATTGACCTATATCAATTTCTTCCAAGTCAAATCTATAGCCTCTATCCATTACTCTAAAGGTACTTCCATAAATTGCATTATATACCAACATAGATTTAACTGATCTTGGCAGTCTATCTTGGGCATAGTTTTCTTTATTCCAAGAACTTGGAATAGCACAATAAACTGTACCTGTTTTTAACTGCTCAACATATCTACCTCTATAATCATCAATCTTAGTGGTAAGCTCTTCTTTACTGATTCCTTTCTTAAGGATATGCTCAATAAAATCATTTAACATATCTCTGCTAAATTGAGGATAATCAGATCTTACAACTTCTATACCACTAATACTGATTTTATCCAAAGGCTTTCCTTCTTTGGAAACTAACCAAATAGCATACTTCTTTTTGATTTCCAGAAACAAAGCTCTTCTAATAACAAGTTCCTGTTTAAAATTAAAGTTAAACTTTTTAGCCGAAGATTCTGTAGGAGATGTATTATGCATATTAAGAAGTTCATGAATCATTACATTATTAATATACTGTGCTACAGATTCATTCAATTCAATAACTTTATCTATCTTTTCCTTGTCAGAAATTTCATCATAATCTTTTCCATAAATTGCTTTCAATGCATCGCCATATTTAGTAAAAATTGAATCTGTATTATGAACTAATATGTCATTTGCAAAAAAACAATGATCATCATCTGGCATTTCAATATCATATACATCAATAGGTTCTTCTGGAGTAATCACTTCTATTGATTTAACACTCTCTATCTTCATTTTCCTTCACCACCCATATAATGATTCTATCAGACTCGGCATACTTTGTCAATAATTACACAATATTCTTATTTGTAGGTCCTGTATAGTATGGGCAATACAATACTAATCAGGTATCAATTATACGATATTCTTATTTGTAAGTCCACATGGTAAAACAATTCCACTACTCCAAAAGCTCATAGTTATACGATACCCTTATTTATAAGTAACGTATAGTGAGTATACCAGAACTGAAAGAGCACGTCAAGTTATACGATACTCTTTATTTGTAAGTGTCGTATAGTGCTAAAATACTCATGTTTAAAATGTCTGTTATACGATACCCTTATTTGTAAGTACCGTATAGTAACATCATTAAATTTCATTTTTACATCACTGTTATACGATACCCTTATTTGTAAGTACCGTATAGTATGTGATGGACCATGCAGGAAGAAGATAGCGTTATACGATACCCTTATTTGTAAGTACCGTATAGTGATGATGAGGTAATAGCAGTAATAGTTAGAGTTATACGATACCCTTATTTGTAAGTACCGTATAGTCACCCAAATCAGCATACTCTTTAATATCATGTTATACGATACCCTTATTTGTAAGTACCGTATAGTTCTTTTTTATCGTCTGTTGTATCTTCTTTTGTTATACGATACCCTTATTTGTAAGTACCGTATAGTATCCTATACGCAAACTCTTACAAATACTGAGTTTATTCAATATTCAGTTGTAAAAAACAGCATTTTCCATACGTAAAAACAAATAAAAAGTATCGTATCCGAATAAATCCGGAGGCAGTTAATTTTCATTAACTTTATTTAAATTCACATCGCTGATTCTGATGATCTTATTTAAATGGGTTTGCCAAACTTACCCAAATACATCCCCTGTTTATTTAGGGAATTTAGAATACTTTAGACCTTCAATTACGTCTTTAACTCTCATCCTAACTGGATGAAATGGATGGTATCCAACCCAACTAAAATCTGGAATTGCTTTTCTCATAATACCCATAGCGCCATTTACATCAGCATTCACCAACTTTCCAACCCCAGAAGAAAACAATCCTCTGTGAATTCTTTTACCAAAGTTAGCCTCATCTCTAGTTTCAGGGTCTTCTTTAGTAGCCAAGGGAGCATTTCTAAGATGATCTGTTTTACTAGTATAAGACTCTTCAACAATCTCGAAGCTTATGCCCCTCATTTTACACTTATATTCGAGTTTGTCAAGTAGTTTTTTAAAAGGAAAGTTAACAATAATTTGATTATTTTTATGCCCAGTATTGATCTTCTGCTTCATATCTTTATTCCAACCGCAAATAACTCTACAAATATTATAATGGAGGCAATATCTAACAATATACTTAGTATATGCATCAACGATATAATTTATACGATTAATATGATTCTTTGTCATTGCTTCAATTCTCTTAGTAGTATACTGCTTAGGTCTTTTCTTCCCATTTTCATCAGTAATAACTTCAATCTTATGTTTAAGTTTATCTACCATTAAATGATAAAATCTAATTTTAGATTTCAAAGCATTACCATCAAGGATAACTGGATTAAGTTTATCATCACTAGTAATTATAGTACAAAAATTTCTAATACCCAAATCAATACTAAGATATCGTTTATTATCAAGTTTAGGAACCGATTCATTATACGTATAAATTATTTCAATCTTAAAATATCCTTTTTTAGGAATTATCCTAACTTGGTCAATTCTTTTTCCTTTTACATACTCCGAATTATGTGGCAATTTTTGAAGTGGGATATAAATGCTTTTATTATATCCATCCGTTCCCCTCGGCTTAGGAAACACAAGACTTCTAGTTTTTGAGTTAATTTTAATAGAAGTACCAGAAAAGTATAATGGGCACAGATCTCCTTTTTTATAAAAACCGGGCTTTCTTGGCATTCCTTTATATTTTTCCGGGTGCCTACTCCAATCCCCAAGGGATCTTCCATATGATTTTAAATTTTTAGATAGTAATGTTCTAATTACCTCTGTAGTTGCATCTCTACCTACAAGATTTTTAAGTAGTTCCCAATTACTTTTACCCTCAAGATTTTTAGTATAATACTCACCGTTCTCATCTTGTTCACTGGCATATCTCCTCAAACTCATTACTTTAAAAAAATCATCGACAGGTTTTTCAAAACCAACGTATTCGTCTGGAAACCAAGGAAAAGACTTACCAGTTTCTTTTTTATATTGTTCTCTAACCGGGTCATAAGCTTCTTTAAACTCATAAGCATAGTACAGTGTCTGATTATACAAATTCTTAGCAACAGTACATGCTTCTACAAGCCAATCATATACTTCTTCATTTCCAGGTCTTCTATAAAAGTTAAAACTAGCAGTAAGTTGCATTGCCTTGGTTTCCCCCTCAATTGTCTTTTGTTATAACATAACTATACTATATAAAACATTTATCAAGAGGCTTTATTAAAAACCTTATATCCATTACGAGCTGTCTTATCTTCACATAAGATAATAAATTTAGGATAGCTATTACTATTAAAATAAGTTGCTCTCTTACAGTGCTTACACGATAAGCACTGAATCATCACTGGTGCCTTTTTCCTTATATGGTAGTCCTGAAATTGTGGGCAAAAATTAACGTTTGATGTAACAATCGACCTTGGAAATTCGTTTCTAAAAAATGTCCACTGTCTTGTTAGATCTAATCCATTAAAATTTTTATTTTCTAATATATTCTTAAACTTCTTTTGTTCCATATATTCTATAATGTCAGTCTCTTTTAAAGCATCTAATCCCTCATCAGTTAGATTGTCATAAAACCTATCTACATACCATTTAACTCCGTTTGTAACTCGAAAAGCGTATTCATAAGATCTATCACAAACTAGGTCGCTCTCACCACTTCTATGAATCCAATTGCATGGAATACTGCCGCTTAAGTATGCCTGTTTTAATTCGTCATATGTAGATTCTCTATTTACTTTAGATAAGTCATACTCTACAACATAAAAATTATTAGTATCTATAGATTTAATTAAATCTAGTTTTACATCATCTACTCCATGGGTTACTGTTACTTCAAGATACACGCTACATGGAGAGCTATTAAATCCAAACATTTCCTCATAACTAACATCATAGCATGTCAAATCGGGTCTAATATATTTCCCATTAGCACAATTTAAATTTTTTTCAAGATAACCCTTATTAAATTTATAAAAATTTGATTCTTTAATCCTAATATATGATGTGCCCATACTAAGCGTATTAGGATTTATAATATTACCATTCCAATCAATATCTAATTCAGGCATCCTACATAGGCCTGTTTCCATAATAATCTTTTTCATGCCTAAATGTAAATTAGTCTCTCCATGAACATAAACTGAAGCTGGACATTTACTATTCGGTAAATGTGAAAAATGATGACCAACAATATTACCTTTTTTAGCTACTAAAGGCTCCCCGCATATAGGGCAGATATAATTATGCAACCCAGACACTACTTCAGAAATATTCTTAATGCTACCGTCTATCAAACAATATTCTAACTGAGCCACAGCATATACCCTCTTTTCATTTATAAACTCTAGTTTATAATATATCTAATTATTAAATTTTCTCCTTAGGGCAATCCTTAGTCCTATGCTTTTCAGTGCATTTTCCAAACCAGCACTTAGGACCACAACCAATAATCAACAAAGGAAACTGATTCTGGAAGATAATATAGATCCTATCAGCCAATTCTCTAATACCACTTTGAGCTCTCATACACATTCGCAATTCCATAAAGTGCCTAAGCTCTCTTAGATTCATAGTCATAACCAAAGAAGTCTGAGTAGCATTAGGAAGAATCTCTCTAGCATCTTCTTTAGGAATTCCATCTTCAATATATGCATTATACAAATCAAATGTATCCTTAAGATGCTGTTCAAACAAAGCCTGTGCATGAGGATTATTTTTAATTGATTCTGGGATAGTAAACTCTTCAGGTCGCATCGTAGTATATCTTTGACTTCTCTGAGAATAAGAAGCAATCCTATGACGAACAAGCTGATGGCTAACACTTCTACTAATACCTTCAATAAAAAAGGTAAAATTAGCATGTTCAAGTGGAGATTCATGACCATTTTCCAGAAGCATTTTTACCATCTTGTCTTGATACTCTTTATTTAAACACTTCTCTTTCAATTTGTCAAGAGTCAAATCTGAATAACATGTGGCAGCAGCTAAAGTAATTACAAATTCAGGATCCTCAGTATTACTAATCAAAGTTACATTCATAATCGTCATCATCCCTTCTGATATCATATTTAAAGTCATTACCTAGGTAATCACCATAACTATCATCAAATTCATCAGTTTCTAGCAAAAACTTATCTGATCTAAAATAAACTTCATCTTTAATGCGTTCTTGTTTATCTTCAATAAAAGAGCACAAATATGGGTCATCATCATTAAAATGTCTTACAATTGATTCTAGGATATAATATTGTTTTCTTTGTGAATCATTCATACAATCAATACAAACATCTTCTTCAAAATCTTTTCCAATATCAGATTCATATAATTTAGTAGCCAGTTCAGCAATACTTTCTACAGTTTTCTTATTAAGATCTGTATGTTTTTGAAGTGCATTATCATCAAACTTAGCATATTCATTAAGAACATCTTTTTTAGAAATCATCATTATCACCTCTGCTCATTTGTGAAAAAACATCAGCCATCCCATCATCATAATGACCTTCCAAAAGGTCAATAGCTCTATCAACAGCTTTTTGATCTTTAATATCTCTACTAACTTCAGTTAATACTGCACAAGCTTTTTGAATTATTTCATCATCATATTGATGAGAAGTTATTTCGTGGAAATATTTATTTGATCTACTAACAAATTTAATCAGTGTATTCTCATTAAACTTTTTAGATTTAATTTTAGTAACTGGATCAATAAGGCTTTTATAAACTTTAATAAAAAATTCTTTATCAATAGGGCCTTCTACAATAGGTTCTATAGGTTTATTAAAAGTACCATCTTTCTTTTTCTGCTCAATAATCTGCTCTTCAGTATGATTCTCTAGAATATACTGAATTCTAGCTTCAAGTCTTTTTCTAAGAGTAGGATCTTTAGGAACATTTTCCTGAATAGCTCTAAGAATACAAATCTCTTTAATTTGCTTAGGTAAGTACTTTTTATCTTCAGGCATATTTGGAAGTGTTTCTGGATTCTGAAGATATTCATTTCCTTTAGCAGTCATAGCTCTAATAACTGGTCCTTGGAGTTTAGTAGAGGTTACCTGGGCAATCTGATTAAATTTTCTATAGTGTGACAATACATTACCTTGTGTTACTTGCATTCACATTCCCTGCCTTTTAAAATGATAGACATATTGTCATAAGCAGAATCCAGAATTAATCCCAAATCATGTATATATGCAGCTATACATTCTTCAAAAGCTTTATAGATACTAACTTCTTTTTTACGTTGATCAGATAATTTAAAAAAATTATCCAGTTCAGTTTGATCAAGATTTTTAGGATTCTCAAGAAATCTATTAGCATAATCCACAATATCTTGTATCAATTCTTTTGGGAGATGATCTCTAGTAGTTATAGAAGATTCATTATCTGAATCATAATTACAATATACCCATTCATCAATAACGTCATCTCTGGTTATCAATATAAGTATCTCCTTCTAATATCCTCATTTACCCAATTCTTTCTAAACCAAGTATCATCATCTAAATGAACCTTATCATATTCACACAGCTTATTCCAAATAGATTGGATAATCAACAGCTCTTTCTCAGTCTTACATGGCATAAAATCAAATAGTAATTGTGTCATCGTTCTGTAAGGGGTCGTTCTGTATAAAAGTTAGAAGTATTTTCTGATTTAATAACTCTAACTGCATCATCATAAGTTTTATCTTTAAAGTATTTCTTATATTTTTCCATTTTCTGTTCAAGTTCACCAGGTCTAAGTCTAACTTCTTTTTGATTAACAAATACCTTAGGCTTAAGAGTAGCTCTATCAACTACAATAATATATGATGGAATTTTATCGCTAGGAAGTTTCTGAATAGCTTCTTTCAAAGCTTCATAATGTGCTTTTACTCCAAATTCAGAATATGGTTTATAGATATCCTCAGCAATTCTGCTGTCCATTCCAAAATACATAACATCAAAATGACCTGCACCAGTAACTACTTTTGTTTCAGACATTTAATCATTGCTCCTTTCAATTTTATATAAGGAGTATATCAGAAAATCAAAGCCATGTCAATATAAAAAATCTCTGAGATCAAGAGACCTCAGAGATTTGTTTATTTTCATTAGCATCTTCTTTTTTAGTGGTTGCTTTTTTTCTTTTAGCCTTTGTTACAGGAGCTGCTAATGGTTCTGGTGCTGATTTCATTTTCATTGCTAATTCTTCCATAGTAGGTAATGGCTTTTTAGGCATCTTAGGCTTCTTAGGAGCTTGTCTATCTAAGGCAGCCATTTCAGCTTCCAATTGTTTAACTTGTTCGTCAATACCTACTACCTCAGGAAACATTTCTTCACTAGATTTAGTTCTAGAGATTCCCTTTGGAAGTTTTTCTTCTTCTTTTTTAATAGCATCTTTTTGAGATGTCCAGGTAGGATCGAAAGGATTACTATTCTTAGAAGTAATAGCTCTGACACCAGAAGTAAGTTTTTCTACTGGCTTAGGTGACTCCTCCTCAATACTAAATGATGAGAAATCTTCTACTGGTTCATCCTTAACACTAAGTGTATTAAAATCTAATGGAGATGTAGTAGTAGCTTCAGCTAAAAACTGTTTAAACCTTTTATTCATCAGATCAACTTTTTTAGCCAATTTCATCTGATTAGTAGCTATTACTTTCATAAGCTCCATTATATTTTTTGACACTGAGTTCATCAAAATCACTCAGCTTTCTTTTTCTTAGGAGGTCTACCTCTTTTTCTCTTAACTGGAGCAGGAGGAGTAACCTCTTCCTTAACTTCTTCAACAACAGGTTTTTCAACAGGTTTTTCAACAGGCTTTTCAGCAGGTTGTTCTTTGACCTCTTCAGTCTTAGTCTGCTTACTAGCAGCCTCTGCTTCAAAATCCTCTTTTGTTTTAATTGGAAACTTGTAAATATGTCCTTTATCATTAGTTCCAATCAAAACACTATCATTACTAAGCGGAGCTTCAGCCAAACCCATTCTTCTGCAAATTTCCAAAGCTTCAGCTCTGGTATATTTTTTCAAATTAGCCAATTAGATCTTCCTTTCTATTATAGTTTATTTTTATAAAGTCCAACTCTTTAAAGTATTGGCAAACCAAACTTCACCATTTGGAGTAAACATGTCCACGATATCAACACTATTATTACCAGAAGTACCTGGCTCAATACCATTCATCCAAACAACTGAATCAGGCCAAGTAATCCCTTTAGAAGGATTCTTAATAATCACTTTGATATGCCTTGCTAAAGTACTTCTGTTATTAGTAATTGATGCATCTGTAGGCACATCCAAAATAGATATTGTAACCGAACCAGCTAATACTAAATAAAACATATCATAATTGTTAGTATTCAACTGGATAGAACCCATAGCGTTCTCATCTATAGAACACATTCTAAAGCCAGCAAGTCTATTAATATCTGCTAAGGTAGTAGGTCTGGCATCATTACTAACAGTTAAATTAGCCAATTCATGTGTATGATTTCTAAACTGACTAGCAGACACTTTCTCATTAAGTTCCTGAGTAATCTTTGTCTCCAATTGATTATGGTATCTCTGTAGGTTTTCAAAAGTTACTAAATTATCACTCATAATAATCATTCTCCTTTCCTTATAAGGTGATTAGTTGGTCTGTTACAACTAATTCTGTTGGTTTAATTATAGTTTTAACATTATTTCTCATTACTACCAAACTATGATCTTCAGTTACAGTGACTGTTTTTCCAGATTCAGTAGTAATCTTATACAGTTTCTTATTAGTTTTATGCTTCATCAGATACCTTGGGAAATAAAGTCTGTCATCATATCCAAGTACGCATTTATTAGGATTCTGAATATAATTTTTTCCGAGATAATGCCACACTTTATTATCCGAAGCACACATATCCCAAAGTTCTTTAATAGTTATATTACCTTTACCAGTTCTGATTAAAGAATCTCCAGTAACTGAATCTCCATAAATTACATTTGGTAGAGCTTGTTCTGATTGGTAATCCCAATCAAAAGGAATATCTACATGGTCAAATTTATTAGATTTATTTTGAATCATTTGATTAATGCAATTATTAGCAACTACTGCGGCGATTTTAGCAATTTCTCTACCAGTAGAAGTAATACTTCTGGCAACCTCATAATCATACAATCTGAATCTAATATTGGACTGACCACCATAAAGAGAATTAGTAATGATCTTAACTGTTTTCTGCATAGTATCATATCTGTCAACTAGCATTTGGTCTTTACCAATATTATCCTTCATAAGATCTTTATACTCTTTTCTCTTTTTAATGAGCATATCTACAATATCATAAAGAACTGACTGCTTATCTTCATGCTTCTTAAAGATAGTGCCAATCTGGGTAATAATATACCCATTCTTAAGCATTCTTTCATGAAAACTTTTAGCAGACAATTTATACAATCTCTCAATACCTTGAACTTTCAAATACAAACTTACATCTGTATTGGAATTAACAAATTCTTCTTTATTAAAGATATATTGTCTAGCAGTATCTGTATCAACTTTTCCTACATAGGTATCTGCACTAATGTTATATCTTGCCATAATGTATGGATAAAGAGAAGTAAGATCCAAATCACCCAACCAATCATGTACACCGCTAATTGGTTCTCTAACATAAGCACCCGCAAACTTTTTCTTCTCAATTCCAGCTTTAACAATTTTGGCTACTTTATCTCTATCCATAAGATACTCATAAAGAATCCCATCACAAATATGTAGAGTAGTATAAATACTATCCCATGAGATATTAGCCAACTGGACTATACTAAAATTAAGGTCAATATACTTCAACTTTTCATCCAATTTTCTTACAAGATGAACGTCGTTAATATTGTATGCAATAAACCTTTCAGGTTCTTCCCTAAAGATTTTATCCATGCCATCTTCAGTATCAAGTTTAGTAATACCCAACTCAATTTTAGAAATAGTTCCAAGCTTATAATTCTCTTTTTTACCAAGAGTTCTTTCCTTATAGCATCTTTGATAATCAAGTGCTACAGAATAACCAATATGAGGAATACAATAAGTAACTTCCTCTTCATGTTTATTCATAACTGTTTTATATTCAATTTCAAAAGTTTTATTATGAGCCAGTTTAGGATGTTCAATTCCTAAAAATTCTGCTCTATACTTAATATAAGGTAAATCAAATTCATCACTATTCCACCCAGATACTAGATCTGGATCAAATTCTTTCAATAAACTGAAGAACTTAAGGAACATATCACTTTCTTTATCAAAGATTTCTACATTGAAAATACACTCATCTTTGTAATCAAGATATTCCTTAATTTGTTCAGTATTAATTTTAGCTTTGTTTAAATTATAGACCAAAGTATAATATTTGTCAGTATAATTATCATACAAAGTAATCAAGTTAACGGGAATAACTCTAGCTGACTTCTTAATATCAGCAAAGTCAATAATACCATATCCTTCTTGATACAACTCAATATCAACATAATTTACTCTAAGTTTATAATGACCAAGATTATCTTTGTTTTCTTTTTTCCAAAGATAATTCTTATGAATAGCCAAATTAAAATCTACATTATAAATAGCTTTATAAGAAGATTCTGACTGAATTTGTTCAATAATGTATTTTCTTTTACCATAATGTACCAGTTCACCTTTTAATCCTGCAATATCATGAACATCTAAATAATCATCTTTACCGGTATACATCATAACCATATCATCAGTCTGAGTAATATATCTTTTATCACCAACTCTAATAACATATGCAAATTCCTTATTCACATAGTCTGAATAGAAGTTAAACAGCATAGGCTTAGAATACCCATCAGTTGGCTTAGAATCTTCTTTCTCTTTAGAGCTATACAATTTATATTTACTCTTTTTATTAATAACTACATCAGTTTCTTTCTTTTTAGGTTTTTCTTCAATTTTGGGAAACACGGGTTTAACAGGAATATAATTAAACTTATAAATAGTGTTATACTTCTTATGTACTTTAGCAATATCTTCAATAGAATACTTATACGCATAAGGATTATTGAAAAGCTGATTCAATACAATAGATGTTTCAAAATCTTCTTCAGCTAAACTTAAAATAGAGGAAATCTTAAGAGACTTACATTCCTCTGGAAATGGCACATTTCCTTCAGTAGCTAACCATCTTATATATGTAGTTAGTGGTGAAGCCATCTTAGATTTCCTCCCTTGGATTATTTATTACAAAACTTAATCAATTTATCTACATCATCAATACAGTTCAATTGAACTTGCATACACCCATCAATACTATGGTCATTAATTTCACCATAATACTTTTGTCGTATCTTTCTCATATCAACTGTTTTTTGATAAGAAGAATTCACAATATCGATAAGCATAACTTTCTTATTAGGTTCTTTATTGTAAACTCTTGCAACTCTGCCAATAGCCTGAATAAGACCATTCTTAGCAGTCAATGGAGTAGCAAAAATTAAAGTATTAAGTCTTGGAACATCCATACCTACTTTGAACATTCCTAAAGTAGCTAGGATACATCTTTTATCATAATCTTTATTTTTAACTGTACCATGGACTATGCTAATCTCTTCAGGATATTTGGAGAATTGTGCAATGCTATACAATATATTGATTTGGCTTGAAAGAACTAATGGTTCTCTTCCCTGCTCTAAGCATTTATCTACTATAACCGCAATAGACCGCAAGTACTCTTCTTTTTTAGATAGAAACTTAGCATATTTAGCACTCCAAGCGGAAGCACTACCATACTCTAAATATCTACCATATCCACCCATCTTAATTGGGATATCTAAAAGACCTGCATAAATTGGAAGTACAAACCATTGCCCATCATCATAAATAGTTTTGCCCATATTCCAAATAAGGATTGGCGCTAAGCTATCCCTTCTAATTAGTGTTGCACTCAGACCATACATTCTTTTACTGAATACTGTTTTAGTAGATTCACTAAATTCAGCAGAGGATGCAGTGATATGACATTCATCATAAAAGGTGACTCCAAAGTTTCCGTCATACATCATGTTGAAGAAGTCTTGGTCATCTCTTTTAACTCTAGACAATAATGTTTGAACTGTAGTAAGATAAATAGGTTTATCAATTACTTTTGTCTTAGAATTGAGATACCCGATATCTTCTTCTTTAAGATCAGTGTATCTCAATATGGAGTTTTTCCACTGATCCATGAGGCCGTCTTCTGTAGATACATGAACTACAATAAGAGTACGCTTCTTAATCTTAGTAATACTATTCACAGCCACATAAGTTTTTCCAAATCCGACTCTGGCAGAAACTAATCCATGAACATTTTCTACTATAGCATTAATCGCATTCTCTTGTTGCTCATTCAAAGGTTTAAACTCAGGCTTAAGATTAATTTCAATATCCTCACCATCAGTACTGAGGTCTTCAACATCTTTGACTTGCTTGAAGTAACGTGGAATCCGATAATATTTTTTACCGGATACTTCAATCTCATCAAAACACTTGATGTCTCCTTCATCAGTAGCTATAGTGAGTGTATTTTTATCAAACTCAGTCAAGTCTTCTACATACATACGACCTTTAATAAATGCCATACCACTGCCCCTCCTATCAGATCTGATATAAAGAGTATAGCAGACTAAAAAGAATTTGTCAATATATTCTCATAGAATATAATAATCGTCTTTTTGAATCTCTGGGACTGTTCCATACTTCTTTAAATAGAACTCATAGGTATCCTTAGACAACCTAGTCTCAAACCCATAGAATGTTGGGGTTCTAAAAAACTTTATTCCCTTTAAAGCAGTTGCACTATCTTCCAAATATTCAGTACCAAAGGCATCATATACTTTATTTTTACTTAAAGATAACTCTTCTACTCTTTGACCTAATTCATTTACATAATTTACTAATTCAGTTAAGTCTAATTCTTGTACTTCTTGAGTAGTATCATCCATAATAGCTAAAACCAAGATAAATCAGGATACATACAAGAATAATCCCAATAGTCCACATAGTAATACTATAGATATAATCACTCAGTTTAAAATCACCGTATTCATCTTCTGAGCTACTATCAAAGGCTTCAGCATTATCCAAAATAACAGTCTTAACATAATCATATCTTTGATCTCTTAATCTGGATTCTGCATAATCCTCCTGAATATCATTAGGATCACCATAATACTTAGACAATTTCTTCATAATAAACTGCCTAAACTTTTTACTATAGATAGTGTTCTTTACACCAATTACAAGATCTTTATAAAGATGCTCCATATCTTCTTTAGTAAAAGTATCTTTAATCTTAGCAATTTTACTCATAAGTGCTGTAGTAGATCTTTCTACACCAGTATAATCTTTCATTTCATTAGAAATCTCTTTCCAAGATTTCTCATCTTTAATAATATAATAGAACTTAAGTAGAGTTACTTCTTCTTCAGTCCACAGCTGGTTCTGATTCTTTTCCATACGCATTCAACTCCTCCAAAAGATTTTGGTAAATCAATAATGCCGAAAAAGTAGATAATTTATCTTCTTCGCTTTCATAATCATAACTACTATCAAAGTTATTAATAGTGTTATTCCATCTAATTTTTAAATCATTATCCCAAAATCTTTCATAAAGTTCTTTCCCAAGTTCTTTAGCAATTAATAATACAAAGAACTTTTTCAGATTATTAAACTCAAGATTGTTTTCTTTAAGATATCTAGTAAAGTACGGATTGACATTTAAAGTATTTCCAACAAGTTTAATTTGGGTATTCTTCATTGGCTTAATAAATACTTTGATATAACTTAAATCCCAACCATACTCTTTTTTAGCGACTTTAACTACACTATTAAAAGAGCTATAGATTAATCCAGAAGACTTATAATTGATCATTAGATAACCATCTCGAATCTACTTTAACTTTATCAGTAGAAGGATCATAAGTTACATCTAAGATAAATCCACCTACTGCAGGTACATACGCTCTTCTAATAGTGTATTCATTTGGTTTAACAAAACAACCTGGAGCTACAGCATATTGAACATCACCATAATCATGAAGTTCCATTGCCTGATGAAGATGACCCATAATAAAGATATGACACTTATTATAAGTAGTATCAATTAAACCTTTAAGTTTAGTCATAGGTTCTCCAGAATAATTAGAACCATCACAGTGAACTACTCTAATAATAACACCGTGCTTATTAAAATCTGTATAGTAATCTCCACTATACTTAATATCAAACCTAACTTTAGCCAATTCAATGATAGGATGAATATTATGTTTTTTCATAATATTAACATCATGATTACCAGCTACTATATAAGTAGAGATACCTTCATATTTAGGGTAATTCTTTACAATCCAATTGAACTGCTCCCTATATCCAACTAGATTCTGATCTTTTTCTTGATATGAATATGTAGTACTTCCATCAAAAAGATCTCCAGCATGAATTATTCTGGTAACACCTTCATCCCTACACTTCTTATAAAATCCTTTTAAAGCATCAGCATCAAACCATTTACTACCAATATGTGTATCCGAAATAATACCTAACTTAAAATGAACAATTTCTGTAGTAGAATTACTTACAGGTTCTTTATCAAGAGTAGTTTCGGGGACTGCCTCTTCAATCCAATCTTTAAGCTTAGATTGATCAGGTATATTTTCTGTAGTAGGAGTATTATCTTGTTCATTCTCGTCATGCTCCTTATCATATAAAGAGATGTACTCATCAGATACTCCTAATTTTTTCTTAATCCTTTTAATAGACTTCTTAATAGATTTCTTTCTATTTTTACTGGTCTCCGGATTATTCAATTCATATCTAAGTTCATTCAACCTATTAAATAGAATATCCTCAGATTCAGCTTTTTCTTTCTTCTCTTTTTTAGTCTTAGGAACAGGGTCAATAACTTCAATAATCTTAGGCTCAGTTGTAGTCTTATCAAGGATATTCATTTGCTCTTCAAAAAATTCTTTAGCATGAATAACCTTTACTGGTGTAGATTCAGTATTACCTTCAACCAAATCTAAAACAGCTCTTACTGAAAAACAAGAAGTCTTTTGATCATAGAAAGAGATATGATGTTTAAATTCAATGGCTTTAACAATTTTTTCAGCAATATCTACTGGAACATTAAATAAAATAGCTATATCATTGATACTAACAACAGACCTTGGAGTACTCTTAAGATATTCCATAAATCTACTGTCAATATCTGTATGTGTTACTGAATTCATTTTATGCCTGATAGAATCAGGGCTTCTACTTGGAAAATTTGGATAACTAATTGACCAAATAGAACTAATATACTTAGGGGTTAGTGCATCCTCTTTTGATACCAGATCATTAAAAGATGCTAATACAGAAATTACTTCTACTTCCCATTCAGACCATTTTGTCATTAATTATCAAACCCTTCCAAATTATTTCATAAAGTAATTAATATAAATACCAATAGATATATAGCCAAGAATTACACAACTCATTACTAATGTACCAATTTTCCACAAAGTAAGACTATCTTCCAAATGTCTAATCTGATGATGAAGCTTTGCAATGGTATCTTCCAGATGATCAGTTTTTCTCTTAATCTCAACTGGTGGCTCGATATCTTTATCCTTACCATCATTCATAACCTTTCTAATAGTTTCTGCCATCCAACGAAGTTCTTTTTCTTCTTCAGGAGTAGTAACTGTAATAGGAATTTTTTCACCCAAATGATTCATAGCAGTATCTTCAGCATCATCATTCTTTTTCCTAAAATTCTTACCCTCCACTTCATCCCAAATCCATGATTTCTTATCCTTAATTTTATCATCAAGTCTTTTAAGCTCAATAGGGCCAGTCGAAGTCGAATCTGGGTTTGCTTTAATATCCAAATGAACCTTTGTAACTGGGGGATGATTATTATCAACAATAAACCCATTAGTTACAGTAGCTGTAACTAAGCTATCATCATAAACTTCTTTATAATTATATTGTTCAATACTAGACATAAAAATCCTCCTTAGATATTTAATCTATAGGAGGATTCTAGCACATCTGTAAGTTCTTGTCAATACTGTTTATGCAGATCTTTATATAATCTTTATAATATCTGTGGTTGTACCACTAAATATAAAATACATAATATCTGTTCCTTCAATGTATGTTACCCCATAGCCAATTTCAACATCTCTATACCCCAGGCTATTATGCATAGCTCTCAATCTTCTTAAATCTTTAATATATACATCATATGCTTCATGAAATGTTTGATAAAATACTGGACATACCGATTCAAAATACAATTTGTCTTTGCCTGATGCAGTAAACTTAATTATATTCATTTTATACTCCTTTTATTTAGAAAATGTATTACATCAACGCTCCAACTATATCCATCACGAGTCAACTCTAAAATACATCCTTTCATAGAATCATCCTCAATAGTTAAAACGCAACTAGGATATTCCTCAAAGGAGTTAACGTATTCAATAGCCTCATAAAGAACCTTCAGACTATCACCTTGCGCATAATACTTATCTGAATTTACTACACCTTTAATTGTAATCATTTCAATCCTAAGCTCCTACAAATCATATTAGCAAAATACTCACAACAAGTTTCCTCATTAATAACACTACCTGCACTTCCATTAAGACTATCTAAATAAAGACTATGAAAAGATTTATCATTATTAGCCTTATTATAGATATTTGCCTTGTCTTTCTCTTTCCAATGATTCTTATACAATTCTTTGGCTACCTGATATCCAATAATAAAGGTAAACCATTTCTCTGGAGGCATATCTAAACCAAAGTAATTAAGTACTTCAGTATAATTAGGATTAATATATATTATACCATTTTCCCCCCAAGAAGATGCCCATATCTGGTCCTTTTTCTGAACTGGTTTTCCATTAGTATAATGTGCATTAGAATCTACTACAGGTTTCATATAAGATACATTATACCCAAACTTATTAACTGCATTTATAACATTATTAAAACAATCATTAACTAAAGTATATACATCCTTCATAATATATCCCTCCAAATATTTAAATTATATCGATCTTTATAGATGTTAAAAAATTTAATGTCAATTGATAATTATCATACCTATAGACATAATCTGGCCACGGTGAAGGATAAATTTTAGATATCTTCCGTAATATAATTGATTCATAAAATTTATATTCAAAATTGTTTTGAGCTAAATGCATAGTTGCTAATTGATATGACTCGAATAAGCTGCATATAACCAAATTCACGAAAATTTGACTCCTTTTAAACAAAATTAATCTCTAATCTACTAACTAAATCAGTAGGCAATTCAAAAACATTAATCATACCGTTTTTTATATGCTGATTTAAAATCTCTTCGGTAGTATAGCCTTTACTAAAACCTATAGATTCATAACCAAACTCATTCGATACTTTTTTATACAGTTTTTTTAATTTTAAAGGATAGGTGCTTTTTCCGGAATCATATACTTCTAAACCCGAGTCATATCTTGTAAAGGTATCCCACATGTTTATACCACCTTTATAAAGTCTTTTCTTACATCTTTCTTAATGACATAATCTCTTTCAATAGTCCAGCATTTTCTTTTTTTAAAATACTTATAGCATTTAAATCCTCTAATCATAATACCTATGTCTTTAGTAATGAGACCTTCTCTATGATACAAGTTTCTCCAATCAGTTATCTTCAAATTATAATCGTTATATAATTCATAAACTGAATCAAAATTACTTATAAAGTTCTTAATGCCAAGAAATATAATACTTGTATCATACCTATTATGCCAATGAATACTACCAGGTTCTTCAGTAACATCATATAAACTAACTTTAATAACAGTGTAATTATCAATCATATTAATTCATCAACCCTTCTTATCATATAACAGCTATAATTTCATCATTAGTTTGTTTTACAGCTGTAATAAATAAAATCATAGATGTTGTTTTCATTGTGCTATACATCAATGTAATACTAAATGACTTATTAATAGAGTCCTCATATAGAAGCTGTTTAAATACATCTGAAATTACTGTATTATAAAACATATCATTCTTAAACATCCCATTATCTACTGCATTACAAATAGATTTTAGATTTTTCAATTTAGTCCTAATATATCTAGTCTTATAAATAGCATTTCTATTACTAAACTCAGATATTGTTATGTTAATAGAATACATTACTATATAACCTCTATCATTATATTTGGAACATCTCCTACAATCATATACTCCCACAGTCCTAGCATTATTTTATTATTAAGGCTAATCCAATAATGCTTACTCTCAACTCTATCATCTGGAATCCAGGTATATGACTTATATATCACAGTTTCATTGTATTTAACCTGCCATTCATTAATAAGCATATCAAATCACCTTGATATAATCCTTAGACTCTTTAAAATCAATTTTTTCAGCATATACTTTTAACTGCCATTTAGGACTTGTATTACTAACCACCTTGCTAAGTTCAATATAACTCTTTCCACGAGTCTGGTAAGCTAATGGAAAATTCTTATATATCATCATATATGGATATGTTATAGTTTCTACTGAAGAATTCTTAGTTCTTTTAAAAAATAAAGCATTATTATAATACGGACTAATTTTTTCATAATATAAACATGTAGAAATCAAATAATACCTTTTCATATCAAATCACCTTAATATAAAATTTAGACCCTGATAAATCTATTTTTGCAGAATATAAAATCAGCTCTAATTTTGGAATAGCATTATTAATAATCATACAATAACTATCATACATAGTACCATGATTTTGATAAGATGATGGATAACAGCTATAAATAGTCAAATATGGATGAGTTATATCGCCTAATGAAGAACCTCTAGTCCTTTTAAAAAAGAACTCACTGTTATAATAACTTATATTATTATCATCTTCATATACAGTTAATACCACATTATAATACCTTTTCATATACCAATCACCACCCATACAAATATTACCATAAAAAAATAAGAGAGTCAAGAGGGATTTTGCTCCACTCCTTAGACTCTCTGTTTATACTAAAATATTTACTTTAAATTCTAATGGTCGGGTATGGAGGATTTGAACCTCCGACCCTCTGCTCCCAAAGCAGATACGCTAACCAGACTGCGCTAATACCCGTTTAGTTACTCTTTAAAATACAAATCCCCAGTTTTATCTCCATCAATCTTATGCAGAAATACCCAATCTAAAAACTCACAAGCAGTAGATCTTTCTTCTTCAGAACAATCACTACCATTAATATACTCATCAAACCATTTATAAAACAGTTTCTTTCTATTGAAAGTTGCATTAATACAACTACTAAGCATATCCAAGTCAATATCTTTAAGATCTGTTTTACCGGCGTTTTTCATTACAGCTTCAATAGTTTCCCTGATAGCCTTAACATTTTCTGGCTGATAATAACGTTCGGCATTATTAGTCACATTTTCACATTTATTTATAGTCATATTCATATTTGTTATCCCACTTTCTTTATATTGGTAATAATGATTGGGATACTTAAAGACCAAAACTCTAGCTTTATAGGGAGAGGTTTGATCTCTATCCCAATAAACTAGTTCCATTTCTAAAAGCTTTCTAGCTTCAAATGGAGTAATCTTGACACTATCTTTTTTAAACTCTGAATCAAATAACTTAATTGTTTTCTCCATACTCATTATGGGTAGTCTCCTTTATATAAGGGTGATTGTCTCTGCTTTTTTAATCAAGAAAAAACAGGTCAAAAAGAAAAGGTTTGAGGGGAATTTCACCCCTCTGAGAGGTATTAAATTTTAAACTAAAAAGCCATAGGAATATACGCAGCTTTATAAGTCTGTTGCTTAGTTGATCAGTATCTAAGCTATCTGGAAGATGCGAAGACCTATGGTTAATTCTTTAAAAGGCTATAGGAATATCAGTACTCAAATGATCAGTTTAAGTAGTCTATCTGATAGACCTATAGTCAATGCTTATCTATTATTAGGGCCACTCACCAAGAGGCTGTCCAAGAAGACCCTGCTGAGGAACCCCTTCAAGAATCTCCTTGAATTCAATCTTATCGTAATTGGAATACACACTGATAAGAACAACCCTGTTAGGATTACCCTTAGTCATAGCCTCAGGAGAAAGCACCATCTCTGTTTCACCAGCAAAGACGTACTTCACACCATTGACAACCTGTGTACCAATAAGTGCAAAAACTGAAACATTACTACCAACAAATCCAGCAAGATTATCCTCAAGAACCTTCATGGCCTCTTCAGGAATATCAGTAGTAGGATTAATCTGAACCCCACCCATCTTACCAGAGTCAGACAGGACATTGGTAATCTCCACAATACTGAACTTATCATCCTTCTCATTAAGAACAATAAGAACCACATTATGAACATCATTTCCAGTAATCATGGTCTGTGTAGCAAGAATAGCATGATTAACTCCAGAAACAACCTTACTACCAAGGTATGCAATCACATTATACTCAGCACCAACCATATTACCAAAAATCTCTGTAAATGCGGAAGCAACCTTCTGAGGAAGCTTACCGGGAACAACATGAATCTCATAACTACCCAACATAAATATCATATCCTTTCTTATTTATTTTTATCAAAAATAAAAGCTTTTATCAACATTACAATTATAAAAATTATAACTACGTATTGTATATATGGCAATAACTTTATTGAACTATCAAATACTCCTGATAACCAGGAAAAGAATACATCAAACATACAATGTATGCACTACCAAGTTATGTTTAGTAGTATCTACTTTCTGTGGATAAGGATCTTCATTATTCTTAAATCTCTGATACTGAAGATCTTTATACTCCTTCTTCTTCACCATTGTTCTAGTACCTGTACTGTCTTCTGTAAAATACCATTCAGTCATGTTATACATCAATCCTTTCTTAAGGCATATCAACTTCGTCTACATAAAGAACAATTTCCTCATTACCATAGCTATCACCAGTTGCTGAAATACTTGATTCATCATAAAGTTGCTGAACTGAATCAAAATAGCTCTCAGAAACCTCAACTCTATGCCCTTCATCAGTTTTAAGATAGTATTTAGCAGACATATTAACTACACCCTTTCTTTTCTTTTATGTTACTGTAAATGTTTTTGAAATATCGTATTGTTCGTTCTGCCACCACGCATCCATTCCTACTCGAAAGTCTATACGGACTGTATGTTCACCAACATCACTTACAGAGGCAGGGTCTGGAGCTGTCCAACTTCCAGAAGCAGTTAAACTATTATAAGTCTGAGAATATACCCGATTTTCATCATAGTATAAAGTTATAGAATTAAGTTGATATCTAGTTTGTTGAACTGTATACGGAACAAAATCCCATTCAACATATGCACTTTCACCAACCGATATATTATTAACCCTTAACACCATACCCTTGTATCTGCCTTCACCTTCTCTATACGAAATATCAACGGTCCTTACGTTATCATTGTTGTCTTCTCTAACATAGGTGTTAAACAAATCTATTATACGATTATAACAGCTATCTGCCGGTCTACTTGATAAATAAATACTATAAAATGAATCTTCACCATAATCATAATAGGTTAAAGTTTCTCCGTCATAATTAAATGTTTGATCGATATATGGAAAATAAATAGAAAAAGAGCCTAAATGGGCTATGTCAGGATCAGAGCAATATGCTCTTAGTTCAAACCATCCCATATCGGGAGGAGTATTATAATAAGGATCGTCTCCATTGCCATATGTACCGTAAGCTGACGCAGCTGGTTTACCAATTAAACGATCATTTATAACTAAAACAATTTTAAATTTTTCAGATTTATTTTTAATAACAAACCCAACACTAATAGTCGAATCATAAGTTTGTGCTTCCGCAAAGGTCATTCTGTATATCTTATACTCATCTTTCCCCCCATTCAACAAAAGAGGTTTTGTAAACATTGATAAACACTCCTTTTATAAGTTTTATATTTGTAAGAACTAGGTAAACTAGTTTAAAAGTCAAAGGTATGGTGGACTCGCTGGGGTATGATCCCAGAACCTGGCGATTATAAGTCGCCTACTCTACCAATTGAGCTACAAGTCCATGTAATAATGGTGCCCAGGGGGGGACTCGAACCCCCACGCCAGAGATGGCAAGGGATTTTAAGTCCCTTGTGTCTACCTATTCCACCACCTGGGCATTTAACTATTTTTATATTTTATGGAGCCCCTAGGAAAAGAGTTGAACTTCCATCACTTCTTTACAAGAGAAGTATAATAGCCGTTATACTATAGGGGCAAATAAATCTTATTTGTAGTCTACATCACTCAAAAGATTTAGGAAAGTTCTATACTATATTTTACTTCTGATTAACAGAGAGTGCTCCATCCTTAGCTATAGTATAGATAGATGGTTAAAAGGTGTAGATCTTTCAATAACTACTTACTGAAGACCTTTATCCAGGA